GCGAGTGTTCTTCAGTTCCATATAGGCTGAATGGCACTGCTCGCGCCCGGCCGGATTCACGATCTTGGTAATGTCGGAGTACTTCTTCGACAGTTCGATCAGCGTCTTTTCGTGCTCTGCGGTGCCGAGCGCGATCGCTGCGCGCTCCGGTACAGTCAGTTCTTTGGCCTCGCTCACGCGGCCTCCTTTAAAGTGATTTGGACGGGCATCAAGGCTGTCTCCAGATCAATCCGCGCAATCGCCAGATCGGTCATCAGACGCGATGACATGGAGCGGGTCGGATCGATGTTCCATGCGTCGTCTATCGCCTTCATTGCAGCGACTGCCTGGGCGATGCGGTTGGCGGAGATTTCGTTCATGCAACCTCCCGGCACTCAATCTCGAAGTCGTCAAACTCGAAATCATCGAAACTGATGATCGTGATTCCCTCGCTGCCGTCCATCTTCGGAAAGCCTTCTTCTTTGCCCTCGCGCAGGCTGGCCGTCGAGTTCCACGACGCTATGCTCTCGCGCAGAGCTATCAGATAGATCATCCCAAGCCAGTCTTTGAAATTCGGCTTGTTGGACCAGAAGTCGCTGCACTCTTTGAAGGACGCATCCGTGAAAACAGCGTGATCGACCTCGATAATCATCCGAGCTTCGCCGGAGTACTCCAGTTGGTAGCGCTTCTTCACGCCACACCCCGCGCATGCAACTCCGGCTCATAGTGGCCGTTGTAATCGCGAGCCAGCAGCCAGCGATTGCCAAGCGCCTTGATAGCCTGCAAGCGCTTGCTTTCGTTGATTGCGGCGAGGCGTTCTTCCGGCGCCAGGGCGGTCTGCACATGGCGGAGATCAGTGTTCTTAGGAATGTTCATGCCGCCTCCTTGATCGCCCGAATCGCAGCGAGGCGTTCGGTCAGTTGAGTTTCTTCAGCCAGCAGTGCGTTTTCGTATCGCTTGCGCAGGATGGCTAAAGCCTCTTGCGCCAAATCCGGGAAACGCCCTTTGATCACCTCATCAAGCGCAGCATCGAAATTGCCGTCCTTCCAGTAGTTCTGATCGCTCGGATTTTCCTGGTGGGCAATCTGCGTCGTGACGTCGACCATGTGCAGCTTGCCGACCGTCGTCAGATGACGCTCAGGGCGGCCATACTTCCCGACGTAGACCTTTGCATCATCCCAAATCTTTTTCAATTCATCCGTTTTCATGCTGCTCCCAACAAATGTGTAATAACCAGCGCCGCGATACTCACGACCGTTCCTGCCGCAGCAAACATGGCAATCTCTGCGCGCTGCTGATCGACGTTTATGTCGCGTTGCTCGGATTCGTATTTGGATCGGCCGGCGTCTGAGATGATCGTGACGTAGTCTTCCGTGCGTTCGTAGGTCAGCATGGCCGCCTCCTAATCTGTGTAGGCGATGTACTTAAACTTGCCATCGCCGAAGTAATCGAACCGGCCGCCGAAAGTGCCGCGCACCTTTTCTTCGACCTCTGCACGACTCATTTCCGGCGGATAGACGCCTTCCTTGATCATCGAAGAGTTCGAGTGCAGCTTGTTGTGCCAATCGAGCTTGGCGGGATCGAGTGGGCGCGGTTTCCACGCTTCATACACGTGGCTTTTCGTGTTTTCGGTCACAACGTAATCGTTGAGAACGTACTGTTCGGCTTCCCAGTCGCACTCAGGACAATGCAGGTATGTGGATGTGCAGGAGTAACATGGCGGAGCAATATGGCAAGAGCAGTTATCGGGCTTCGTGTACTCGATGCGCCCATCACAACCATCACGACCGCACGCCTCGCCTTCCTCATGGCCGATTCTGCTCATCGCAACACCTTGAACACTTGATCGAACGTGGCATTGACTCCGCCGAACAGTTCGGTCTCGCAGAATTCGGAGTATTCGCGCTCCCATTCCGCATTCGTGAGCGGCGGCTGTTTTCCTTCGAAGCTTGCGTCAAGTTCGCGGTTTCGCCAGTCGTCGCCGGTGGTTTGATCTACAGAAGTCATGTGTAGTCCTATTCGTGAATATTGGATTCATGGCGGGTGACGGCTGCTGCGATTTCCCTCCGCTAAGCGGATTAACTGGACCGCCGTCCAAGCACTTCGCAACCGTCACGCGTCATGACGCCCTTACGCGGGCGAATCGTCCGTCTCGCACGGCACCGGCTTATAGCTGCTCAGAGCGGCCGTCGCTTAGTAATCAATCCAGCGGCCCAAACACCTTCTGGCGAAAGCGCATCCAAGCCAACCAGTCGTCCTGCTTCTTCTTGTCGTGGAGTACTTTATTGGCGACTTCGGCCCAGTACCCCCAATCATCCCAACCATCGTCGTTTTTGTCGCGCATGTCAGCCCTCGCTCACCAGTACTTGCCGATGAAGTGCAGGCCGACGTAGATCACGCTGCATGCGCCCACAACCACGCTCAAAGTAATCAGAACGGCCAGAATCTCGATCGCCGTGAATCCGCGTTGCTTCTTCATCTCACTCCCCCTTAAACTTATTGCGATGCGCGCCCCGAACAAAGACCATCGCCAGCAGCGCTGCGGCGGACCAGGTGATAATCACGACCCAGACGTAGTGAATGTTGATGTTCATCGCGCCCTCACTGCAAAGTCACATACCGATAATCAACCGTGCGGCGGTAGACCCAGCGACCGCCCCACCACGTGTATTCGTCAAACCCGTTGAAGTGCAGCCGGATCATGTTGTGTAGGCGGTCCATGGTTGTCTCCTTAAAACGCGCTTTCTTATTCCCAGTCGGTGACCACTTCGTGATATGTCGTAACGCGCGCAAGCTGATGCATTACCGGTGCCGATCGCAGATGATCTTCGCAATTGAACGTCGGCGACATGTAGCAGCGTTTCGCGCGTTCCTGCTCTTTGGCGCCGATGTGCGGCATATAGATGGATCGCTCCGGCTTACGCGTCGTGTGAACCAGCAGCCCGGTTGTCGAATTGCGGTTTGTCTCGACGATCGGCTGCGCCCGTTTCGCCAGGATCTCTGGCCGCGTGCGTTGGTGGTGTTTTTTGCTCATGGTTGCTCCGATAGCACTACTAATTTGACAATTCACTCGTATAAAGCCCCGCTCAGAAGTGCCGGCTGTGTTGGTCTATCCCATGCACATAAGTAAGGGACCTCTGTGCGGAGGCCCAACCGGCACAACTCAGCGCGCTTGGTGTTGCAGTGTTCAGGTCGTGGCGACTGGCACAGCGAGGTCTCACGTACCTCACATCGCCTCGGATCGTTGGACCGCCTCGGCCGCGATCCTTGCATTTAATTCGGCGGCTAACCGACCACCAATCGCCACGCCTCAAAACTGCGGATCTTCGTGAATGGCGCTGTGGCCGGTCGTGTAACTCCGGCTACTCCGCTCGCAATGTCGGCTGGGGTGTCCCTGCGTGTCTTCGATTCTTCACGCCGCACAACGCCATTCACGAAAAACTGCTGCGCGCGGAAACCGGTCTGTCTCCCGGCCCCGCACGCGGTTATCAATCAGCGATCCGTTCTTTAACCGCAACTGGCGGTCAGGCGGATCACTGATAGGCCCCGATCTTTTCAGCGGTAGGGCGTTGGGCGCTCCCTTACGGGTATCCCTTCTAGTCAGGTTAAAGATCCTCTTGCCCCACCAGGCGACGCCATGCGCCTGTGCTCCTCTACTGCGGTACTTCACGATCTCGTCAGTTAGCGCATTACGCTAAGACCTGCCGCGGTGAGCTGCGGCGGTTTCGATCTGTCAGACTTCTGCGAACTGAGCTACCTTCGAGCGGACCCAGGCGATGCGGGCTTCGTTGAGGTGTTGCGTCTCGTCTTCCCTTGCCTCGAAATACTCATCGGCGCCGAACGGGTGGCACTGGTCAAGACCATCGGCTGAGAACATCCGATCAAGTGCCTTTTCCAGAGCAATTCGTTCTTCAATGTCGAGAGGGCGGGCCCAATCGGTCAAGTTGGAACACAACCCGTAACGACGTGAGAACGGCAGCTTTTGCGGTGCGCCATGCTCTATCCACTCGAGATATGCGCTCAGAAACGCTTTCAGGTGTTCGCTCATCACTCTCTCCGGTTGCTTGCGTTTGTTGCTGCGTGTGGTGTTGTGCTGCGATGGAATTCATTATTAGGCATGCCTAGCGCAAGGTCAAGTAGTTTTTTAGCCATGCCTAAGTTTGAGCGCGAAAAAAATCCCGCTCTCAGGCGGGATCGTTTGGTTAATGTCGGTGTCGCGTTATGGCCTCCACTATAAGCAGGACATACCGGGCAATCTCGGTAATGGTCTCCTCTGCGTCTAAGCGCGGAGTAGCAAACGTTTGCTCAGAAGGCGTCTTTCGTTTGCGGTAGTTGGCCAGGTCAGCGATGACCTCATTGTTTGTGCTTCGGTGTTGCACGCTGTTTCCCCTCGGAATGTTCGATGTGGGATGTCAGCGCCTCTTTGGCCCCCGCCATGGCTTCCGCATCCACAGGCTTATTCTGCGCCTGCGTAAGAGCGCCTGCAACTTGCAGCGCGGCGTTGATATTGGCGAATAATTTTGGGGCCGGGTCGCCAAGCCCGTCCACACGTTCGACCCACATAATGAGCTTGCGCGCTTCGTTGCTCAGAGGGGATTTATCCTCTGTGATCGGAGCTTTGCCCTTATCTATGCCTAACACTAGCCACCAAGGATCGAGGCCCAAAACGTCGCAGATTTTCAACAAACTCGGGGCCTCGAGCGTCTTGATTCCACCCTTTAGCCATCCGGATGCAGTGGGCACGGATACCTTACACAGCCTGGAAAGTTCGGTCGTGTTGATGTTCTTAGCCGCGCATCTCTCGGCGAGTCGGTGGTTCCAGTTTGTCATTAGGTTAGCCTAACGGAAATTTTATAAGGCATGCCTTGCATGTCGTGTTAGTTATGCCTTATACTGAGGCATGGCTAAGAAACGTAACCCCTCGAAAAAACGCGATCCCCTCGCCAGCGCGGTAATTGCCGAGCTTGGTGGGGTCGCCGCTACCGCGCGACTCTTCGGTATCAAGTCTCCGTCCGTAATGGGCTGGCTCGAGAAAGGGATACCCAAAGCCAGGCTGATGTATCTGGAGGTCGCTCATTCCAAGGCTATGCGCAATGCGCGCAGGATCAAGGATAACGGCCATCTCGAGCCGACAGACATCGAAGACGACACGCAGCCATCGGGCGGGACGTCGGACCGTAAAACGAAAGAATCCCGGATGGTGGTCTGAATGGCGTACACCAATACTCCAGAAAATTGCTGTGATTGCGGCAATGCGCTCCCAATTCCGAGGCATGGTCGCCGCATCCGTTGCTTCGCTTGCGCAAGCCGGCGAGGTGACAGAGCCGTGTATCAGCGCAAGCGATTTGAGTTTTCCGTTTTCTCGGACGACTGGAATGCTGGCGTGTCCGTCAAGGCGATCGCTGAAAAGCACGGCGTCAATGTCGTGACGGTGTACAAGGCGATTCGGACTGCCGGCGCCACGCGGAAACGCTCCTACACTCATCCCGAAGAAGTTGCTTCCTCTTTGGAAGCGCGAGCCAAACAAATGGTTCGGGCATATGGCGCCGGGTTGAGTCTGGAGAAGATTGGCGAAATTCATGGCGTGACGCGCGAGCGTGTGCGCCAGATCATTTCGGCGCGCGGCATAACCCGTTTCGACGGCGGCCCATCGCTTAAGGCGGCCGCCCAGAAGGCCGCGCGAGCTGCTCGCAGAGCGGCTAGTCAAGACGAACGGTGCCTCCGTGTCTATGGATGCATCTACGCCGCCCTCGAAGCACTCATTGGTGCGGGCGTTCGCGTGACGTCCCATAAAGCCGCCAGAGCCTACGTCCAGCATAAGAGAAATAGCGATGCCCGCGGCATCGAATTCTCCCTGACGTTCCCGCAATGGTGGGCTGTCTGGCAGAAGTCCGGCAAATGGGATGAGCGCGGCCGAGCCAAGTATGTGATGGCCCGTAATGGCGACATTGGAGCATATTCGGTTGGCAATGTTCGCATCTGCACTTCGAGCGAGAACATCAAGGAAGGCTACATCAAGACGCCTGCCAGCGTACGCGCAGCCAAGCGCGCTTCGAATCCTGCCGCCAATAACCGGACGACGCTTGGTCGTGGCCGCGGCTACACGATTTTGAAACGGTGCACTACCCGTCCGTACCAGGTCATGTGTGGCAAAGACCGCGTTGGCTACTTCGCCACCGAAGAAGAAGCTAGAGCCGCTTATCTCGCTGCATGCGAAGCGAAGCGACTCGCCGCTACGAAAGTTTTTGGAAAGACCGCTTAAGCGGCTTAATAAAAATTCATAACCAAGCAGTTGGGGGTTGTTCATAAGTTGGACCGGTTTAAGAAATGGAGTGCTTTGATCTGCCTCCATTTTTGTTTCACAGGGACCGTCAACTCAACTCAACCTTCAGCAAGGAGCTACAAATGCAACGCGAATTGGCAGTTCACGGTGAGCCTAGAAAGCTGCAGAACGTTCCGGTCGAGCTTTTGAATATGTGTGACGACGAGCTTGATGCGATCCGGTTGTGCATTCAATTGAGCCGCTTCACGCACGAGTACATCAGTAAGGAACTGTCGATCGACAAGGGGCATATGAGCCGCATTCTTCAAGGTCAAGCTGGCTTCCCGACGCACAAGCGCCTGGCTCTCATGCGCCTGTGTGGGAACCGTGCTCCGATCCAGTACGAAGCGATGCATAGCGGCTGCGATCTGACGGAATCGAAGGAAGCCAAGATCAAGCAGCTCGAGGCAGAGCTGGCCGCAGTGAGGGCTGCATGAGAGTCGTCATTTTCTTCACATCGCTGGTCTGCCTGTGCAGCTTGATCGTATGGGCCGGCTGCGAACTGATTGCGAGGCTGCCATGAACGCGCGCGAATCTGTGGCTCTTGATGCATCGCTGTACCAGATCAACGAACTGATCGCACGCATCACTGTGTCGACAGCAATCGAGGTTCGGATGCAGTTGGGCAAGGAATTGAAGGCTGAGATCGCGGCGTACCTTCGTGACGTTACGGCTACGGCTTGTGTTGGAAAACGGACCAATTAATGAAAGAACTTCCGGCACCGATGACGCCGCCTGATTGCGATCTGCGGGACTTCGTTTTTATGCCACTCGAAGTCGCGCGACTGAGAGACAGCGATCTCGCTGCACTCGAATCCGCCGAGGCATGCTGGTGTGCCGTGCTGCTGTGGTGCGCTTCATGGCATCAGCTGCCTGCCGCCTCGCTGCCTAATGATGACCGTGTGCTGGCCCAGCTTGCCGGGTTTGGGAAGGTCGTCAAGGAATGGATGCGCGTTCGTTCGGGAGCGCTCCGCGGCTGGGTGCTGTGTTCCGACGAGCGGCTGTATCACCCGGTCGTCGCAACCAAGGCGCGCGATGCGTGGATGCAAAAACTTCATCAGCGCTGGAAAACAGAGTGCGCGCGGATCAAGAAACACAATCAGCGTCACGGGGACAACATGCAATGTCCCACATTTGAACAGTTTTTGTCTTCAGGGACGCGATTAGTTGTCCTCAGGGACACGGATGAAGAGTCCGGAGAGACAACCGCGCCCTGTCCTCGTCCCGTCCCTCGGGAAACAGGATCCAAGGGAGAGGGAGAGGGACAGGGAGAGTTTCTTAAAAACCCCCAGCCAAGGGATGAATCATCTAACCCCTTTGATACGCCTTAGGGAGCGATCATGGATTTTGCCGAAACCGAATTTGTTGCCACTGTTGCCGAAACCCCTTCCGCTGGCTGGGGTGGTGCGGCAGCCGAACTCGAACTGCGTCCGTACCAGGCCGCAGCGATTCAAGCCCTCCGCGCTGGCTTGGGCGAGGGTTACCTCCGCCAGATGCTCTACGGGCCGACTGGCTGCGGCAAAACCGCCCTGTCCGTTGGCCTGGTCAAAGGCGCGCGGCTCAAGGGCAAGCGCGTCGCGTTCCTCGCGAACCGGATCCAGCTCGTCGAGCAAGCATCGCGCACGTTCCGCAAGTACGGGATCGACCACGGCATCATCCAAGGCCAGAACAGCCGGCGTGAGTACGAAAATGTGCTCGTCTGCTCGATCCAGACCATCGCTAAGCGCGGCATTCCCGACGTTGATTTCATCATCATCGACGAGGCGCACGGCGTCGCCGGTTCGAAGGAATACCGCGGCATTATCGAAACCTTCGCCGGCAAGCCCGTCATTGGCCTGTCCGCGTCTCCGTTCGCCAAAGGCCTGGGGAAGCACTACGACAAGCTGAGCGGCCCGCTGTTTGAGCGCATGGTGGTTGCGTCGAGCATTCGAGAATTGATCGACGAAGGATTCCTGGTCGACTGCGATATCTACGCCCCGTCCGAGCCCGACATGACCGGCTATAAGCTGGTGCGTAACAAGTTCGACGAGCTCGACTACTCGGACATGAGCGTCGGCGAAGCGGCGGATAAGCCCGAACTGATCGGCGACATAGTTTCGCACTGGTTCAAGCTCGCCAAGGGTACGCCTACGGTTGTGTTCGCGTCGAACATCGCACACAGCAAGCACATCGTCGAGCAATTCCTTGCCGCTGGTGTGACCGCTGAGCATATCGACTGCTACGACGATACCGACGCTCGCCGCGATGCCCTGAAGCGTTTCGAAAACGGCCAGACGACGATCATCAGCAACGCATCGCTACTCGCCGAAGGCTGGGATGCCCCCTTCTGCCGCACCCTGATTCTGGCTCGCCCGACGAAAAGTCTGATTCGCTACGTGCAGATGGCGGGCCGCGTATTGCGCCCGTCCGAAGGCAAGACGCGCGCGCTGATTCTCGACCATTCCGGCACGGTGAAGCATCTGGGCTTTCCGACTGACGATCTGCCGCTCGAGCTCGACGACGGCAAGCCGAAGAAGCAATCGGCATCGAAGAAGAAAGAGGAAAAGCTGCCGACCGCCTGTGGCAAATGCTCGTTCATGAAGGTTTCGCACAAGTGCCCGCAATGCGGATTTGCGCCGGAAAAACAAAACACGATTCACGCCGCTGACGGCGAGTTGGTCAAGCAGGAGCGCGGCTCGAAGAAGGTCAAGGCGACGATGGCTGAAAAGCAACAGTTCTATTCCGAACTGCTGGGCTACCAGTCGATGAAAGGATGGTCGGATGGCCGCGTCGCACACGTCTACCGCGACAAGTACGGCGTGTGGCCCAACAGCATGACGCACCTCGCATGTGAGCCGTCCGGCGAGACCAAGAAGTTCATCCAGTCGCGCAACATCGCTTTCGCCAAGGGGATGAAGCATGCAGCGTGAGCGCATCGGCGATCTGTGCGTAGGCCGTTGGGAATCGATTCTGACGTCGCTGGGCATTGCTCCTGAGTTCCTGTCTAAGAAGCACGGTCCTTGCCCGCTATGCGGCGGAAAAGACCGCTGGAGGTTCGACAACAAAGACGGGCGAGGTACATGGTTTTGCTCGAACGATGGTGCCGGCGATGGCTTTGCGCTGATCCAGAAAATCAACGGATGGTCATTTGTACAGGCTGCCCGCGAAGTTGAGCGCGTCCTGGGCGTCTCGAAACAGGACGGTCCTCGTCAGGAGTTCACCGACGATCAGAAGCGCGCGGCATTGAAGCGGGCCTGGACCGAATCCAAGCCAGTAACCCAGGGCGATCCGGTGTGGGCCTATCTGAACCGCCGAACCGGCATCGAGACTGTCTCGAGCGCGCTTCGATTTCATCCGAATCTGCGCTATGACGCAGCGCGGGCCTTCCCGGCGATGCTCGCCACGGTGACGATGCCGGATGGCAAGGCATCGACCATGCACCGCACCTGGCTGGATGGGAAAGGCGGGAAGGCTCCGGTCGACGAGCCCAAGAAGGTGATGGCCGGCACGATCAAAACCGGCGCCATACGCCTGACCGAAGTGTACGAATGTCTTGGGATTGCAGAAGGGATCGAAACCGCTCTACGCGCGTCCGTGCGATTCGACGTGCCGACGTGGGCTGCAATCTCCGCCGGCGGCATGCGCGATTGGGAAGTGCCTGCAGGCGTCAAGCATGTGATCGTCTTCGGCGACAACGATGCGAACTATACCGGCCAGAGTGCAGCCTTCGCACTTGCGAATCGCTTGGCGTTGAGTGGACTCACGACAGAGATATTCATCCCGGAGAAGGTCGGAACGGACTGGGCCGATGAATGATTCACGACTCGGCGCGGCTACGCGAGGTAATCGAGGAAATCGCCGAATGGACATTGCAGCAGCGCCGGGAATATCTGGCAGACATGCGCAAGGTATTCGGAGAAGCGGCAGAGCGGCAACTAAAAGACGGGCTAACGGGGTTTTGGAAGGGGAAATGATGAAAATGATCGAAAACACGGCAAGAAGTAGTACTAAGGAGGCCGCATGAGCCGCAGCCAGAAACCGCGCCACAAAAAGCGCACACCAATATATGTCAACCCGAACGCCTGCATGATCGCGCTCGAGCGCTTCAAGGTGTTGCGCAAACCGGTCGACGAGGAGTTCGCCAGCAGCTTCGATCTTGCTGCGTTGACTGCACTTGATGCTGTTGCGCGAGGCGCCGGAACAGCCGATCAATGGGACACGCTTTCGCACTGTATTAATCAGGCGTGGCTGCTCGCGAAGGGCGGTTGCGGTGCTGAGGCCAAGCCCGCACTGGTCGAAGCGCAGGAGGCCATGAAGCGAATGATTCCTGGATATCGAGCCAACGGAAAGTTGCTGTTCGTTTCGGATGCCGATTTGCATGCGGTTGAAACGGCTCTTTCGCTGTGGGCAGAGCAAATCCGACTCACGACAATCGGCGAATTCACCGCGGCGACTGAACTGGTCGAGCGGGAGTATTGGAGCCACAGGGAGGCAGCATGAGCAAGCCCAAGACAAAAATCTACGAAATCGTAGAACTGATTCGCCAGCATGGCCCGGTATCGCCGAATCGCCTTACCGAGATGACCGGCGACATGCGTCAATCGGTCGATAGGTATATCCGCGAGTGCCATGAGGCGGGGCTGATTCATGTCGAAGCCTACGGACCTAGCCCGGTCATCGAAGGACGCACGGTCAAGCTCTGGGCGGTCGGTATAGGTGAGGATGCAAAACGACCACGCGCCAAGGAGAAGCCCCGGGTCTACCAGCGCAAGGGAACACCGAAATCGAGGCAGCAGACGAAAGCGCGCGCTAATCGTGCGCGCCGGATTGTCGAGGAAGCGAACCGGCTGCCCGCGCGTGACCCGATCTCGATAGCGTGGTTTGGTCAGCCTGCCCAGCACTACGCCACGGCCGATCTTAGCCGGCACATTTACCAGCAGTCGATGACCGCGCATGACGACGAATTGGAGGCCGCATGAACACCCTACCCGCTCCTACCCAGCTCGTAGCCGGCATGACCCACCGCGAGATGATCGACATCATGGCCAACGCCGGGATTTTTTGCAGCGTCGACAAGTTCTGCCGGATCTTGCAGGACGCCCAGCGTCGCGCTCTCGCCAGCACCGCCCTCTCGGAAATCACGCGGGCGAGCGAACAGATGGGTGGATATGAATTGCCGACATGCTGGTGTGCGACATGCCGGCCAATCACGCTGACTGATATGCGCATGGTCCTTTGTCCGACATGCGGAAACAAGCGCTGTCCACATGCGAACGACCATCGCAACGAATGCTCTGGCAGCAACGAAGCCGGTCAACCTGGAAGTGCATACCCTCTCGTGGAGCCGAAATGCTGACCGACTGGTTCAAGCCGCCCCTCATCCCCGAGCGAGTCGGCTGGTACGAGGCCGCCATATACGACGCTGGGTGGATTTATGAGTGGCGGGTGTGGTGGGACGGGCATATTTGGCGCAACGAGCGGGAAGGCTGGGCGTTGCAGGATCAGAAAGTAACGTGGCGCGGCATGGAGAAACAAAATGACGAACAGCTCTGAATACGTAGTAAAGGTCGGAAATCTCGCCCGCAAGGTCGAGGAAGCCAGCGCCCAAGGGTTCCGCACGAAGTCTTCCATGGAACTCCTGTACGCGCTTGAGGCTGCAATGGATGCGCTGATGTCGACGGCTACTGCGGAGTATCTGGCTAGTGAGGTGAAGGCATGATCAACAGATATCTATCCGCGCTCCGAGAATCCGCTATTGGCCTGCCCTTGGGGCCTTTCCGGGGCGACTTCCCTGATGAGTTCAAGCGTGCTGTTAGCGAGTTCGCGTACGTAATGTCGCAACTCGTTTTCTGGGCGCTCGCCATGCTTACCTACCCCGTGTCGATCTTCGTGCTGGCGGCCGTAGTTGTGCATTCCGATGCATCGATTGCCAAGGCATATCGGAAAGCCGACGAGGAATGGATGAAGGGAATGAATCGGGGGATTGACGGCGATGAGTGAGAAACAAACGTTCAAGCTAGTCCACGCCACGGCACGTCAGCTCGCATCGAAGGCCTGCATTCAGGCGCCTGACGGCTTCGTCTGCGAAGTGAAGCCTGCACCAAAGTCACGCGACCAAGAAGCCCGTTATCACGCGATGATTGGTGACATTGCCGCTCAAGTGCCGCTGCTCGGACGCCAGTGGGATCGCGAGGACATGAAGCGCCTTCTGGTCGACCAATTCGTACGCGACATGAAGAACATGGGCACGCCACTGCGGAATGCTGGCTCAGTCGTGCCCAGCATCGATGGGACCGGAATCGTGCAACTCGGCGTGCAGACGCGCGGGTTTCTGAAGGCAGAGGCAAGCGCCTTCATCGAATACCTGTTTGCCTTCGGCGCCGAGAACGAGGTGCTTTGGTCGGAAACGGCCGCGCATGGGTATGAAACCTTGGCGAAGGAGTTTGCGTGAAAGACAGTCGAATCTACCTTGTGTTGTCTGCAATCTACATCGAGCCACATGTCTTGCCATCGGTTGGCATTGCCATCGGCGTCTATTTCGCGGCATGTGCGTTTCATGCCATGTGGAAGAATCAATGACCCTCACACGCAAGCCACTGAAGCCCAAGAAATGCCACGTTTGCAAGCGCGTCTACACGCCAATCCGAAGCATGAGCAAGGTGTGCAGCGTGCCTTGCTCGCTCGAATGGGCAAGGAAGCTGGCCGAACAGAAAGCCGCCCGCGCCAACCGCGCGGAACGCAAGTCGCTCACAGAGCGGAAAACCAAACTCAAGACGAGAGGTGAGTGGATACGGGAGGCGCAAGCCGCTGTGAATAAGGTGGCCCGTTTGCGAGACATTCTGGCCGGCCATGGCTGCATCTCGTGCGGCGCGAGGCCAGATGCAAGGTTCGGCGGGGCGATGGATGCCGGGCATTTCCGCTCTGTCGGAAGCGCGGCACACATGCGATTTTTCCTGCCGCAGATCCGGTTGCAGTGCGTCAAGTGCAATAGGTACCTTGGATCGAACACCGTCGAATATCGAAAAGGCTTGGTCGAGCGGATCGGAATCGAACGCGTTGAAGAGATCGAGTCAATGCAATGGACGGCTAAATGGTCCGTCGAGTATTTGCAGCGGCTTAAGAAAGTCATGAACAAGAAGGCTCGCAGGTTGGAGCGGCGAATCGAGATGAATCGGGAGGCGGCATGAGGTACGGCAGCGTGTGTTCTGGGATTGAGGCCGCATCCGTGGCGTGGCATCCGCTCGGATGGTCAGCCGCATGGCTTGCCGAGATTGAGCGCTTCCCATCGCAAGTGCTGGCGCACCACTACCCTAGCGTGCCGAACCTTGGCGATATGCGGGCTATCTCGCGCCGCGTTCTGACTGGCGATGTTGAGGCTCCGGACGTGCTGGTCGGCGGGACGCCCTGCCAGGCGTTCTCTATCGCCGGTCTGCGTGAAGGCCTGTCTGACGAACGCGGGCAACTAACAATAAGCTACGTGAGGCTGTTTGATGCAATTGACTATATTCGAAGCCGAGCAGGAAAGCGCCCTGCCATCGCCTGCTGGGAAAATGTCCCCGGAGTGCTCAGTTCCAAAGATAACGCGTTCGGCTGCCTTCTTGCAGGGCTTGCCGGAGAAGATGTGGAACTCGTCCCGCCAGGGAAAAAATGGGCGAACGCTGGTTGTGTGTTTGGACCCAAAAGGACAGTCGCGTGGCGAGTCCTCGACGCCCAATATTTCGGAGTGGCCCAACGCCGCCGCCGTGTGTTCGTTGTCGCAAGTGCTCGAAAGGACTGCGGTCCCGCAAAAATACTTTTTGAGTTCGACAGCATGCGCCGGGATTCTGCGCCGAGCCGAGAAGCGGGGAAGGCAGTTGCCGCCCCTACTGCAAACGGCGTTGGAACATGTGGCGCAGACGACAACCAAGCCCAAGCCGGACATCTTGTCGCCAGCACAGGAGATGTCGCTCACTGCCTGAATGCTGGCGGGATGGGCCGACAGGACTATGAGACGGAAACGCTGGTTGCACAATGCGTCACCGGCGATATCACGCATACGCTAAAGGCGGAGGGGTTTGACGCGAGCGAGGATGGAACTGGTCGAGGTCAGCCCATCGTCCCCGCATATTCAATCTGTATGGCAAGCGACCCAATCAGCGCTCTCGAGCTGGCGATGCCAATCACGCAAAGGAATGGTGATCCTGGAACGATTTCATATGGCATGGGTGTGCGCCGCCTTGTGCCTGTTGAATGTGAGGCGCTGCAAGCATTCCCGCGCGACTACACGAACATTCCCAAAGCAGCCGATGGCCCTCGCTATAAAGCATTGGGTAACTCAATGTGCGTCAACGTGATGGCCTTCATTGGCCGCAGGATTCAACAGGAGACAGCAGCATGACCAACCCAAAACGCTACGGCACCAGCAGCATGGAATGTCCGAATGGCATCTACGTCCTATTCAGCGAGTACGAGAGGGTGGTGGCGGAGTGCGAGCGGTTGAGGATGCAGCGGTACGAACTGATGGGAGTTGTCGCTGATGTGGAGATGGGCCATGGCTTCGATGCTGTGTGCCTTGAGACGATCAAGCGGGTTATTGGTGAACTGGCGGGAGAGAAAGCATGAACATTTGCGCTTGCATGGGGCCGCAACGCGGCGACCCGTATTGTCCGTGCGAGATGAAGCGACGCAGCATGGAGCCCACTGGCCCATCCGAGGAGGAGTTCCGCGCACTCGCTGAAGCTCTGAGGCGCTATGGATGGAAAGACCACGATGAAAAGCCCGAGGCTAAGCAATGACTGATATCGAAAAAATCGAAGCACTTGCGAAGGACGGATTCCGGACCTACAACCCCGAGTCAATTCTCGCCCTCATCGCCGAGGTGCGGGTGCTACGAGAGGATGCGGAGCGCATGGAATACCTGGAGTTGCATAAGTGGAAAGATGATCGGGACGGCGGCTATAGCGGCTCTTACTCTTTCCGTGTGCTGGCCTACTCGGCATCCACCTGGAGCGGCGCGATACCGTTCTCGCATGCGACATTGCGAGAGGCAATCGATGCGGAGCTCGCCAAGGAGAAAGCATGACCATCCACCGTATCGTCTGCGCCGCAAACCGCAAGCGCTTCACTGGCCATATTGTGCTGGGCATCCGCCATTGGGATGCTTTCATGCGCGGGATTCATTCTGAAGGCGATCCCGTCGACCAGGGTTTCATCGACAACCACGGTAACTTCCTCAGTCGCACTGAGGCGTGGGAAGTCGCAGAAGCTGCAGGCCAGATCATTCGTCGCGTGGGCGGCGACGAGACGAACGGCGGCACGCTGTATTCCGAGAACCTTTATTGAGGTGCCAAATGACCTACATCGCCTGTTACCTACTCGGCGTGATCAGCTTCGGCATCTTCATGCTCGTTATGCTGCTTCGCGTTCACAGGACGCCGCCGCCGACATTCAAGCATCGGCGCGCGAACAGGGATAAACCGTTTGTTGATGTGCAGCCGGTTTGGGAGCGGAGCGATGTGGGCGGCATCGAATACCGTTTCATGGGTACAACGGGGCTCGAAGAATGATCGCAAAATAGGTGATTGACAGATCCAAACAATTGTAGTTGTCCTGATTGTTTGGTAGAATATCGCAACCGGTTGTGTACGGCCTGTTGGTTCCAACTAGATATCGTGCTGCGGGGTTCAAATGACAGAAGACGAGTCCAACCAGATAGAAGACCTGTTGATTGCCTGGCATCGCTGGCAGGATTCGTACACGCCGAATCTTGGCGCCCCGCGCTGCT